TAAGTTTAAGTTTTATTGTCAGCCAATTATCCCGTAGGGTTGTCTTACATTTAACACCTGGTAGGTGATAGTCTGTCCTATTGTCTTTTAGAGCTGGTAAACCAGTTGTTCTAAATAGTGGTTAGCTTGAGATTATTTCTCTTAATGCTAAAACTTTTTGCACCGTTGCATCGTGCTGAGGATCCATCTTGTTCCAGTACGCACTATTGGGTGCAGTTAATTCGTTTATTTGTTGTTGCATATTAGAATTAGATGCAGCTGCGTCTTTGTCTCCAGCAAATACATCTTCTGATACTACACTTGCCATTTTTGATAGACCTTTGATTAATGCTGGATTATCTCCGAGCTTTGATCCATCTGCCATTTGCAAACCAAACACATCTTCACCAAAAAATTGTTTTCCAACATTGGATGCTTTGTTAAGATTTTCTTCGTAACTTCGGCCCCATTCTTCACGCAATTCTCTTTGGCTTTGTTCTTGTGCTAGTACAGCATTGTTTTCCATATCAGTCATAGATTGGCTTGATATGCTATTATAATAATCAAGCAGTCCTTGTGCTTGTGCTGGTGACAATCCATGCTTGTGAGCTGTTTCTTTAAAACTACTCATCAATTGTTCATCAATTGGTTCACCTTCAGCAAGTTCTGCTTTTAGTTCATAACCATTTGGATCTGACGGCCTACCTAATTTATTGTAGATGTCGTTCCATTCTTCTTCAGTTGTATTAGCTCCTGGCACTACCATCTTGTCTTTGCCAATCATTGACTCAGCATTGATGTAGCTTTTTGCTAATGTTGATACGTCACTAAATTTTTCTAGTGATGCATTTGATTTAAGTTCTTCTGGTAAACTGTCTCTCCAGCTAGCTTCTGCTACTGGAGCTTCTGTTGCAGTTGACTCAGACGGTTGGCTTTGTTCTTCGACAGCCGTTACCTGATCTTCTGACATAGTTGTCTCCTTATGTTATGATTAAATAAATTAAAATTAATACGATAGCAGCTGAGATAATTTTTATTTTTTTATCTGCGTTCCACCATAGTAAAAAGTATTGCTTTAATTCTTCCATTAAATTTTCCTATTTAAAATGTTAATAATAAACAAAATGACGGCACGTTGACCTTCCATAAAAGCTGACTCATGTGAATCATTTTTTACATTGGTTGTGCTAAACAAGTGGCATCGTCTTTGTAAATCTTCTAAGACTTTTGCCCCTTCTTTACTTTCAAAAGTTAGTTTGTATGATTTAATTAACTCTTTAAATTTTTCTTCATTTTGTTCTTGTTCTAAGTTCTGATTTTGTTGCTCATCAGCCATAGTATTCTCCTTTAATTACTAACAGCTTTAACCATTGGTGCGGCAGCTCCGGCAGCTTCCGCTGCTTCAGCTAACTCTTGTTGCTCCATTAGTTGTTGCTGTTGTTGGTTACGTTGTTGTCTTAATTGAGCTACTTCAGCATCAGATTTAATAATCTTGCCTGGTAAGCCCAATGTTTTTTGGACATACTTAACTAACCCATCTGAGTCTAAATAATCCAAAACTGGTGCAAATTGAGACATTGATCCAAAAATTTCTATGCCACGCATTACAGAATTTAAGTCTCCTGATTTTTGTGCTTTGGCAAGTGGACTAACGTATTCAATGTCTATTGTTTGTTGTGTTAAAATATCGGGAGCTGGTCTAAATACATCAGCTCTCATTAAAATATTGAACACTCGTTCAATAAGTGGTTGTAATAGTTCTGATTGCAATCGACCTAACACTGGGCCTAGTAATCTCATTTTTTCTTCATTACGTTGCAACACTTCTGTTGCTGTCATTTGACCACCTTGTGATAACAACAACTGATCGACATAAAATGTTTTTTGTATTGCAAGTTGTCTGTCCTGGATCATGTTGACAGTAATAGGATTGTTGGCTCCAATCTGTAATGGCTCTATACGATCTCGTGAACCTGAACGGTAGAAGTTTAAACCACCTGGCACTGTCCTGACTGGTAACATAAAACCGTCATCAGGAACCATAAGGGGAGGATCTATTTGTTTCTGTGCAGCTTTGATTGTTACCTCAGACATTTTGTTTAACATCTTTACGTCAGGCAGTGCATTCATAGAAGGTGATCTTCCATAAATTTCATAACTAGCTTTTAAATAACGTGGCACAACGTATGGAAACTCTTTGAAACCACCTTCGTTAATCATGTGAACATCATCAGGATCTACATAACATGACTTAAATGGCATGTTAGCTGCATCTTCTTTTGATGCATCATAAGTGTCTCTGGGCATAACTACATGCAATAAATTTACATCTGCATCTACATCTTTTTTAAATTTATTAAATATGCCTGGACCAACATTAGTTTCACCAAATAGATTAACAGCAGCTCTTGCACTTAATGTAAAATGTCTAAAGACAGTATCAACTTGTCCTTTTTCATTTTCGGCAATAAATATTTCTTTAATGTGCCTAGTATTGAAACGTATTAAATTTTTATCATCAGGGGAAACAAACATGGCAGATGTGCCAAAAGAGATTAGATCTTGATACAGTTCCTGTATTTCTTGTTGAAAGTTAGAACGGTTAAATGCAACGTACATATCCTCAGTGACTGAGTCTAGCCATTCTCTAGCTTCATCATCTTCTGATAATGCAACATCTTTATATGCCAATGTAAACCATGGAGTTGCTGAGTTTGTCAACATACCGTGCAGACTAGAACTCAATAGTTCTAATGCATGAATAGCCGTACCATCAAAGATAACCTCAGTTCTTTTATCACCACGAGTACGTTGTGTAGTAATGTCAGCTTTACGAGGTAGCATGTAATCAGCTATTTCTTGCCAATGACTTTCCCATGTTGACCGATTTGTTCTTAACGTAGCAAAACGGTCTACTAGCATTTCTGCGTTTTTGTTTTTCATATTAGCTTAATAGGGTTGGCTTGTAAGTTGGTGCATCACCACCTAAGCCCATTGATGTTGTTTCAATCAATGAAGATTGTCCTGGCTTTTTCTTTTTCTTAGCAGCTTGGACATCTTGTGCTATATCTTGAGTTTTAGTCGTTTGCACTTCAGTTGGTGTCATTTTAACTGGTGCTGGCTTACGACCTCCGATTATTCCACTCATAGTGTTATCCTTTTTATTTTATTGTTTTTTTTCTTTTTCTTTTTTACTGGTGGTCTACCTTTAGTAGATCCATAAGTTCCTTTTCCTTGTGGCATAATGTTCTCCTTATCCTAATAGTGTTTTCTTTTTTTTCTTTGGAAACCCAGCCTTCATGTTGGCATAAGATTTTGCAGAAATAGTTGATTTTGATTTTGACCTGGATGTACCAGCTTTTTTGCGTTTATTAATGTTTTCGTATAATGACATAATGTTATCCTAGTAGTGATGGTTTGTATGAATCATCATCCGTGTTTGTTAATCCACTGTTTGATGTCAGTATGGTTGCTTTTTTGCCACGTCTTTTGCGTTGTGCCTCAGGGTTTTCATCTGGCACAGATCCAATTGGTGTTAATGGAATAACTGTTTTTGGAGGAGGTGGCATATTCATTTTGGGGCTAAGTATTCTACTCATTGTATTCCTAATGGGTTGTAGCTGTTGTCAGCTGTTTGTTGTTTAATCTGATTGTCATCTCGTAATTCTTCTAAGCCTACAGCTAGAACTCTCATGCTGTCACAGGCATGACTTGACCAATCATGCACAGGTTTAGAATTAAAGGTTTGCAAGGTGTCATTGTACTTGCGGTGATAGTTCCTCAAGGCATCTATCAGTTTCTTACAATTATCGACATCTATCCAACAACGGTTAAGCAACAGTTGTGTATAGTGTATTCCATCTTCTATGCTGAGCTTAGGTACAATTTTAAATCGTAAACCAAGTTCGTATGCAATCTCACGTCTTGATTTACCATTTGTAAACTCACGTTGTTCTAAATCGTGTGGGCCGTAATGGTTGTTGTAAACGTAATCTTTGCTATTTATTAAATTAATATAGTGGGGCAATCCTTCGTTGCTGCTTTCATAATAGTCAATAACGTGTATGGCTTTGCCTACTTGTTGAAAAAATATAATAACTGTTTTATCTGATATGCCAATATCCCATGCTGTGCTGACCTGGTAGGTCGGATCATAGGGTACACGGCCAACTTGTTTTCGATCTTCTATCTTTTCAATAACGTCACCGTAAATAGCACCTTCTAATGCTGCTACCCAATCACATTCAAACTCTTGTCTGTATTTATTCTTACCCATCAGCTCAAGAGCTGCTTCTAATTCATCTTCATCAACAATGTTTGTTTCAGATGCTTTTGCTATTTTTGTGTACCACGTTTTATCTTTTAGTCCGTGTTGGTACTTAGCATAGAAATCATTTGACATTCCTTGGGGTGTGCCAACGAAGTAACAAAAACCTTTTCTATCTGATAGAGCTGGTCTGATGACTTCAGGAAACAACCGTGGATTAATTTGTGCGTACTCATCACAGATGATACCATCAAAGTAATTACCCCTTAGACTGTCTGGGTTTTCAGAACCAAGCAATACAATCTTAGCACCGTTTGGAAACGTGCAGCTTAGTTCTTGTTCGTTAAATTTGGTTCCAGGTATGACACCAGCATAAAATTTTAAATAGTCAAAAATAATTGCTTTTGTTTGTTTGTATGTCGGGCCGATGTATGCGTACCTGGGGTTCCACATATCGTTAGTTAAAGCTCGTTTAATTAATTCATTTATGCATAAAACAGATTTACCAGCACGTCTGTGAATGCTGAGTACCGCCCATCTGTGTTTGCTTAACTCTGTATGTATTTCTTGTTGCAGCTCTCGTGGGCTGTACGGAATTGTTATTTGCATTAGTGTAATGTTGGCTGATCACCGTATAGATCCATTAAGTCTATATTTAATTGATTGCATATATGCTCAGACACATCTCTACCGTGTAGAGAATTACGAAAGCCTGTGATGTTTATAAACACACTCTTTGTGCCATCGTCATAAAACACCATTGCAATTAAATCTTTAAGATCTTCATCCATGGGTGGATCCATTAATTTCCTATCATATATATACTAATTACCGCACCGCCGATTCCGGGGTATGCCGTCATCGTTTTTCGAAAAATAGTCACCGTTATATAGGGATTTTCCTAGCGTTATTGTCAGTACAGAGCCGTGAGTCCCGTCATTGTGCCAGGATTACAGCCAATAAATAAAACAAAGTACAAGTTGGGTACACATTATCAACGAACTCCATGACGTGCGTGCGTAAAACTACAGATGCGTTTAATATATGGGAGATCTTACTTAACTTCTGCTACTGGCTCAGCACTCCAAGCAATAGTTAGCTTACTATCAGACTTAACGTCAGCCTGGATCTTATCACCAAATGTACCGACTAATAGCTTTGACGCAAGCCACCTGGATTGATGCATGCGTTCACGCAATAGCTGAACATCTTGTGGCTTAATATTATCTGACATCAACTGTTCATTCATTTGATCAATCAATGACCAAGCTCCAAGTTGTCGTGCATCCATTACTTGTTTT